GAGTGGGCTAAACACGTGGCGGCACACGCGAACGGGAGAGTCATAATTGTGTGTCCGTTGGCCGTGGCGCATCAGACAATCGGAGAGGGAGCGAAGATCGGGGTTCCGATTGAGTACGTTCGATCCCAGGCGGCGGCCGATGCGTCTATCTGCGATGTTGTGATAACAAATTACGACATGCTTAAAGAATTCACGGCTAAGAATTTCGTAGGCGTGGTCTTAGATGAAAGCAGCATCTTAAAGCAATACACCGGAGCCACAAAACGCATGATTCTAGAAATGTTTCATGGTATGCGTTTTAAATTGGCCTGCACCGCAACGCCGGCGCCGAACGATCACCTGGAATTAGGGAATCACGCTCAATTCCTGGAGGTTATGGAATCAAACGAGATGATTTCTAGATGGTTTATTAACGACACCATGCGGGCCGGTGGATATAAACTTAAAGGGCACGCACGCGGAGACTTCTGGCGCTGGGTCTGCTCATGGGCCGTCTGCATCTCGAAGCCTTCCGATATTGGATTCTCGGATGATGGCTTTGTTTTGCCAGAGCTTAAAATCCACAAATGCGAAGTAGCTATTCCGATGGAGCGAGGGAAAGAACTTGGAAAACTGTTCTTTGATGCGTCGCTATCGGCTACTGGGATGTGGAAGGAAAAGGCAGCGACTGCCATTGACCGATGCGCAAAGGCCATTGAGATTATTGGAGACTCAAAAGATCCCTGGCTTGTCTGGTGTGATACGAATTATGAGGCGGATCTTCTCAAGGCTGGATTGCCGGGAGCCTTTGAGGTTCGAGGCTCTGATTCCATCTCAAAAAAAGAAGATGGTCTGTCTGGATTTGCGAGTGGGAAATATCCCAAGCTCATCACCAAAACCGAGATCGCCGGGTTTGGCCTTAACTACCAGCACTGCAATAAAATGGTATTCGTCGGCGTATCTTACTCGTTCGAGAAGCTATACCAAGCGCTTCGCCGATCCTGGCGATATGGGCAGAAACGACCAGTGGACGCCTATCTTGTTTATGCTGAGAGCGAAGGCGATATCATGGCCATCCTGCAAGAGAAGCAGGCAAAACACGCCGAAATGCAGCGCGAGATGAACTCGGCAATGTGCGCGAATGGATGGAATACGCCATCTGCGCGATTCATGAATGCCGTGGTTGAAACGGACGTTGCGGCCGGCAACGGGTGGACTCTTTATCTTGGCGATAGCTGCCAGGAAATAGAAAAGATTGAGGATAATTCACTACATCTTTCGGTCTACTCTCCTCCGTTCTCAAATCTTTACATCTACTCCGATTCAATCGCCGACATGGGGAACAGCGCGAATCAAGAGGAGTTTTTCGAGCACTACGAATTTCTGATCGAGCGGTTACACGCCAAAACCATGCCGGGCCGATTGTCTGCGGTCCATTGCAAAGACCTGCCTTTGTACCACAACCGGGACGGAGCGGCCGGACTCTGGGACTTCCCTGGCGCCATCATCAAGGCTCATGAAAAGTATGGATGGATCTATCACAGTCGGGTAACAATTTGGAAGGATCCGGTAATCGAGATGCAGCGCACAAAAAACCACGGCCTGCTGTATAAGAACCTGAGGCAGCGCGGAGAAGTCACCCGGCAAGGTATGGCTGATTATCTGATCGTTTTCCGTAAATGGGAAGGTGTCGAGGGCACTATGTCGCCAGTGCCTGTGCTGCACAGCCGAGATGAATTTAAGTTGGAGCAGTGGCAGAAATGGGCATCTCCGGTTTGGATGGATATTGACCAAACAAACGTGCTCAACTACCGCTTGGCCAGAGAAGAAAGCGACGAAAAGCACATCTGCCCGCTGCAGCTTGACGTAATAGAGCGGGCCATTGTGCTTTGGTCAAACACCGGAGAGTTGATCTATGATCCATTCACGGGAGTGGGATCAACTGGATTCCAGGCGTTGCAGCTCGGACGGAGATTTGTTGGGGGCGAATTAAAGCGTAAGTATTGGGAGACCGCACAGCGGTATCTCATTGAGGCGTCAAACCAGAAGCAAAAGCAGCTTTTTGGATAAATATGAATTTGAGTCGGATGCTTATATCCTTGTTCCGCCGGCAATCATGTATCGCAATCTGTCCGCACTGCGGCCGGCGCCTCCAAATCCCCATCGGCAATCACTGCCTGGAGGGGTGCGAGGGGATGAGGTGCGAGGTAAAAAGGCTCCCACCCGCGCCGATATTGATTGAAATAGGTAAACAAAATAAACGATCACGGTCATGGTGATATCGGATGTCAAAAGAAAAAGCTCCAGCGTTCCAGATGTACCCAGCAGACCTGCTTTCAGATGTAAACGTGATCCCGATGTCCATGGAGGAATTCGGATGCTACATGCAGTTGATATTGATCTGCTGGCGCGAAGACTCACTCCCAGGCAGCCAGGATGACCTGGCCGGCCTTTGTAAGGGTGTCATGCCAACCGCACGAGTGATGCGTTGTTTTTACGAAACAGACGGATCGCTGCGCCATAAAAGACTCGACGCAGAGCGAAAAAAACAAGCAGATTATGCAGCAAATAAGTCGTTGGCGGGATCGATTGGGGCGAAATCAAGGTGGGCTAAACCAAAGAAACGAAAAGAGAAAATAGCAACCGCATTTTCTGCTAATGGCAAAACGATAGCAAACGATAGCTCTTCATCTTCATCTTCATCTTCTATTTCATCTTCTACTGCAGTTAAGAGAGAGAAGCACTCTCACTTCGTTCCGGACGATTTCGCGGTATCAGATCAAGATAGGAGGTGGGCTATAGATACGCGGCCCGATCTGAATATCGAACTTGAGACGGAAAAATTTCGAAACTACGAATTCAAAAACACACGTTCGGATTGGCGAAAGACTTGGAAAAACTGGATCTTAAATGCAAAGGGCGGAGTTAACGGGAATGGGCCTGGAGCTCCCGCATTGTTCAGGGAACAAGCCGCCAAAACAGTCTACCAACAACTTTTGGATGAACAAAATGGAAGAAAAGGATAAGCCTGAATTCGGAGCAAAAATACTAGGCATCGGCCTTATGTACGACAAGCAGGTGACGAAAGTCGTGGTTGACCTGTATTGGGAGGCACTAAAAGACCTCACTATATCGCAGGTTGACGTTGCTATGGCGATACACGTAAGGGATCACGAATCGGGACGATTCATGCCGAAGCCGGCAGACCTGAGAAAGCATGTTTGCCGACCGGAAAAAACTTCAGTCATCGCATGGCGGCAGGTCGAAGACACCTATTGCAAATTCAACTACTACAACTCTGTTCAATTTGAAGACGGAACCATAAATGCTGTCATCAAGGACATGGGCGGATGGCTGCATTTCTGTTCACTGAACCTCGATGAGCCCTGGACGCAGAAAGAGTTCGAGCGCCGGTATAACGCATATAAAGCGCAGCGCATTGAGCTTCACGAGTCGTTACCTGGATTCCATGAGTTGAACAATCGAAATAACGGATATCAAGAACATATACCGGAAACGCGATGGATAGCAGAATCCGGAGATGTAAAACTGTTGCCGCCAAGCCTACCGAGGGAGCTGCCACCGGCAGAAGAAACGGTAAAGTTGTTGGCGGAAAAACTAAGCATGTAGCCAGCTTAGGAGCCACCATGCACCCAACCCTACACATCGCCCTCGCACTGATAGCGGCGGGATTGATTTGGGGATTTTACGAACTGGAAAGAAGGGGAAAATGAAGCGATCAGACATAAGTGATGCCGAAATGCTTGAAGCCTGCAAGCGATACCACAACGGAGAGGCTGAAACGCCCGATATAGCGCTGGCAAGTAAATACCCAGTCAAGGTCATTATGGCAAAAATGGATCACATGAACAGGCGTGGATTGCTTGATTATGGCTTCACTCTGCGCACTGCATGGAGCACGGACTACGATAACCGTGGATACAAAAGCGACAAAAACAAATAGGAGCCTTATGTTCAAAACCGAGCGCCAGCACCCACGACACCTCATCGAACAAACACGGCTCGTTATCATCCGATTGATGCTGCAATGCATCACGGATCTGGACTATACGCGGTCGAATAGTAGGGCCGAAACACAACAAGCGAGGGACGTAGCGCTATATGACTGCTTCCATCCGCGCGGATTTATCCGTGTTTCGTGTATTGCGATGGGATACTCGCCACGCGCATGGAGGCGGTTGGCCGTGGAATATCTTACGGGCGCAATAGACCACATTGGGCTGAATAAAAGGGTTTGCAGTGTCACGGAACGACAGGAGGCGGCATAAATGCAAGCCAATGAATTGCTATCTCTGGCATACAAGCACGCGCGATTAACACCGAAGCAGGAATGGATAATGGGTTTGTATATGGACGGACTGAGGCAAAGAGAGATTGCAATTGAGGTTGGATGCAGCCAGCAAATGGTTAGTAAGGCGATTAAAATCTGCATTAAAAAACTAAGAAAAAACAGAGATCTAATTAGGAAAAGCAACATCATAGCTACAACCATTTGTGGATGCTAAATAATGTTGAATAAACAACATGATTAAATATTGGTTGTACACAAGTCCCCCTATTATATATAGGAGGCTTTGTAGTGAAATATAATCAATATAATTGCCTTGATGCATCGGATGTTGCATGGCTCAAAGAGAACTGTCACCTGCTGCCCAAGATGTCAGCGGGCAAGGACAGCAATCTAACCTATGTCAGCGACGATAGAATAATCGACTCAGTAAGCTCAAGAAGCAATTCCGATGTTTACGTGAGTGGATCATTCGAGATTGCAATAGTCAATACCCGCGAAGCAATCGGCGGGCCTGCATTCCCACATGTGCAATGGATTCACGGACCAAGCCTAAAATCACTGTCAAATGCCCTACGCTCCTAAGCGACCATGTGTGCATCCTGGATGTCCGGCGATCACCACGGGCGGCAGATGTGAGCGACACGCCAAGCAGCAACGCAAAGAGCTTGATGATCGGCGTGGTACAGCCGCTTCACGTGGGTATGATTCGCGCTGGCGCAAAGCGAGAGCCGCTTTCCTGCGAGATCATCCACTCTGCATTGAGTGCCATCGTACAGGCAGGGTTGAGGCGGCAAGCGTAGTGGATCATATCGTGCCGCACAAGGGCGATCAGGTGATGTTTGACGACCAACGTAACTGGCAGCCACTTTGTAAGGCACACCACGACACGAAGACCGCAACCGAGGATGGTAGATGGGGAACGATAAAGTAATTTACATGCGACACTACAGCGCACGCATGTGGAATCCAAACAGCGACCAAGGG